GTCGGGGATGTTCGGGTCGTCGTGCAGCTCATGCAGCGGGAACTTGCGCGAGCAGCGCGCGCAGATGCCGATGCCGAGCGTCGGGTTGCCTGTCGTGTCGAGGAACAGCGGCACCGCATCACCTCGTGTAAACGCGGATCGACGGTGCCCAGCGGATCGGGCTGTTGTCGCGCTCTTCGTCCTCCGCCGCGCGCAGCGCCCTGTCCGCGAGCGCCAGCAGCTTCGTCTCGCGCTCGTCAGGCACCTCGGGCAGCAGCGCGGCGAGGCGCGAGGCGAGCTGGAGGACGACGGCCTCGTACCAGCGCTGCGGGATGTCGAGCGTCTGCGGCAGCGTGCCGACATCCATGATGTAGCGCTTCCGCCACATCTCGATCTGCGCGTAGCGGTGGCCGCTGTCGGTCACCGGCCAGAGGTTGAAGACCGGCGCGTTGCGCTGGCGGTCGAACCAGAACTGGAGCGGGCGACCGGCGAAGGTGCGGTTGGTGAAGGCGGTGTAGTTGTCGCGGTTGAGCCGCGACATCGGGATCGCCATCGGCGTGTTGCCGAGGAAGATCTCGCGCACGACGATGGTGCCGCTTGTCGCGCGCACGCGGAAGTAGGTCGCCGCGACTGACGTGTCGGTGTCGAACCATGCCCAGACGTTGTCGGTGAACACCTGCGACGCGACCGTGCCGACGCTCGTCCACGTCACGCCGTCGTCGCTGCGCTCGAACGCGAGCGCGAGCGTGCCGGTCGCGCCGGGGAGGTAGCCAACGGTCGAGACCGGCGTGGCGCTCGACCACTGCGCGACGACCGAGCCAGCCGCCGAGGTCTGCGTCAGGATCGTGTCGAAGTCGTCGTCGAAGGCGCTCGCCACCGTACCGCCTGCCGTCGAGCTGTAGGTGCCCGAGAGGCGCATGAGCGTGCGGAGGTTGGCGTTGAGCACGTCCACGGTGCCGACGAGCGCGGAGACCTGCGCCTGCCCCTCGTAGAGCGGCACTAGCTTGCGCTCGATGCACCAGAGCTGGATCCCTCGGTTCGCGAGCGACGAGAGCAGGAGCCACAACTCGTCGCGCGCGACTTCGAGCTGCTCCGCCGCGAACTGCTGCGGCGTCAGCTTGCAGTATCGCACGGCGTGATCGATTACCTTGCGGGTCTCGAACGTCGTCGCGGAGATCGTGCCGCTCACCGTCATGGGGTCACCAGTTGCAGGACTTCACCTTGCCACCCGTGGCCCGCCGCTGCGGCAGCCCCTTCGTCCCCGCCTTCTTATCAGCGGCGGCGAAGTCGCGTCCAACAGATTGCGGGATCCCCGCCTTCTTCGCGAAGGCGGGGTTGTGCGCCACGACCTGCATCAGGCGCGCCTGCGCCTTCGACCGGCTCGGCATCAGCACTTCCCGCCGCCGTACATCGGCTTGCGGCTGTGGCTCGGCACGCCGCCTCGGGCGAGCTTCGTCACCGGCTTGCCGGGGTGCATGGCGCGCTCGTGCTTGTGGACCGCGCCCTTCACCATCGCCTTGTCGGCGGCCACGTCCTTGTGCGCCGCGCCGCCCTTCGCCATCCCGCCGGGGATCCGCGCCCGAGCCGAGAGGTTCGGCATGCCCATCGGGGCGGAGGGGGCGCGCATCGCGCTCAGAGCGCCCGCAGGAGCGCCTTTCGCCATCGGGGGTGCCTTGGATGCCGGGGAAGCCTTCCGCTGCTCCTGCCCCCCTCCTAGGCCCGCAGGGACGGCCTTCTTGACCTTCCCGCCCCCGGCGTAGAACTGGACGAGGCGGCGACCGTCGCCGCCCTTGCTCGGGGCGCTCGTCGAGCCGCCCTTGCCGAACTTGAACTCGCCGTAGCGCAGCGTCTTGCCCATTGGTTGTCTCCTGTCAGCAGTTCCAAGCCCGCAGGCTCTTGTTGATGCGCGAATTCGGATCGCGCGCCGTCTCCGAACTCGTGAGCTTCGACTTCATGCCGCTCATGCGCGCGCAGAAGCTCTTGCGGCGCGAGGCGTCCTTCTCCGACTTCGGGTTCGGCGCGGGCGGCTTCAGGTTCATGCCCTGAGCCTTCGCCGACGCGCGGCCCTTCGCGTTCAATCCGCCCCTCGGGTTCTTGCCCTCGGAGCGCTGCCATGCCGGTGTCTTCACCATCTTCGTCTCCTCAGTGAGTGCGGTGCCGCACGTTGTAAAGCTCGGCGATGCCGATGATCGGGAACACGTCGTAGACAGTCGGGCCGCCGACGCTGAAGCCCTCGACCGCCGCTCCGCCAACCGTCGCGGTTGACGCCAGCGTGGCCGCTCCAAGCGTCACGGACAAGTTCGCCGTGATCGGCAGGATAGCGACCGTCGCCGTTGATGCCAGCGTCGCAGCGCCAAGCGTCGCTGACAAGTCCGCCGTTATCGGCGGGGCGACGAGCGTAGCGGTTGACGCCAGCGTGGCCGCCCCGAGCGTCGCGTTGAGATTTGCGACGACGTTTGCGGGCACTCCCTGCGGCGAGAGGAGCGTCAGCAGCATCGGTTACAGCCCCCTGAGAGCCGCGAGCGTGCCTTCTGTTTCCGCGATCTTCGCGTCGATCTCCAAGACGCGATTGATGTCTCCGAGCCGCTCTGCCGTCGCTCGCGCCACGTTGAGCGTCGTGATCTGGTTTTCCAGCAGCACGATGATTTCGGGAATGGTCATTTCTACACCAGCGGGATCAGCTCTTGGCTGATCGTGGAGAGCTGAGATTGGAGCAAGACGACATCGTACTTGTCGGTGCCGTCGATGGCGACGAAGGCCGTCATGCGACCGCCAGCGGTCGCGGTGCCAGACTGGATGAAGTCGGTCGGCGTGTACGGCGAGAACACGCGGTTCTTGGCGTCGAAGCGATAGATCTGGCTGATCTGCGATGCGACGTAGACGTTGACGTAGGTGTAGCGACCTTCTTGACCGTATGGCGAGTAGCACCCGGTCGTGCCAGCACCGAACGAGTTGACGTTGCCGTCGTAGGCGACTGCGCCGGTCCACGTTCCGGTGATGCTGCCAGCGATGTCGAGCAAGTCGAGCGTCACCGCGCCGCCGCGCCAGAAGTAGTTGAAGCTGTGGCGGGCGTTTCGCGCCGGATCGGGCTGGATGCCAAACGAAGGTGCCCACAGACATCCGACCGCGTTGGCGGCTGGAGCCGCTCCGAAGTAGGTCGTTGACCAAGCGTCGGCGGCGATGGAGTTCGTGCCGTTGTTGATCGTCGCGTCGGTGTAGTTGTAGGTGTAGACAGTTGTGTTCGCCGTCGTGCGAAGAAGCAGCAGGTTGGGCTGTTCGATGACGAACTTGGCGCTGGACGACGGCTGCGTCGTCCAAGCTGTTCCGAGCGTGTAAACGGGCGACGCGCCCGCCGTGTGCGAGGCGATGATGCGACGCTGCCCCACGGCGGCAGGCGTCGTGGTGTCCTGCACGATGCGGATCTGGAAGTTGCGGTACTCGTTCGCCAATACGACCGCATCGCCGCCCGCAGCCTGCCCCGTCAGGCTCGAAGCGCCGGAGGCAGTTGCGGTCAGCGACGACAGGCCGGTGTCGTAGGTGAAGCTGCCCTTGATCATTCCCTCGCCGGGCTTGTTGTCGTAGGGGACGTACAGCTCATCCATCACCAGCATGGCGCTATCGGTCGTGATCGACGCCGGGAGGTTGGTGATGGTGCGGTTCGCCAGCGCGTTGGACGCAGGCTCGAAGGAGCGAAACGCGCCCGCCGCGAGCGTGCCGGAGCCGAGCATGAACAGGCGACCGCACAGAAGCTCGTATCGCGCGCCTGTTGCGGGCGTGAACGTCAGCGCCGCTTCGAGCGTGATCACCGGAGCCGTGCCAGCCGTATTGCCGACGATCAGTCGCTCTTCGACCTTGCCTGCGGTCGTGTCGATGATGCGGAGCTTGAAGCCAAGCTCGCCCGACCCGCCGCGATTGGCGAGCATGTTGACGCCGACCGCCGTGGGGAGCGCCGTCGAGAGCGTGACGGTCGTCGTCGTCGCGCCAGCCGCGATGGTGCCAACAGCCCCGAAGCTCGGGACGAAAGAACTGGTGGATCCGGCTCCGAACGTGCCTGCCGTCAGCGGCGTGGATGTCACGAGCTGCCAGCCCTTCGTGACGATGTTGTAGCGGTTCAGGATCGAGTTGCTGATGAGGTTGTAGATGAACGGATTGCGAGAAACGTCGTTCCGCATGTCCGCGCACATCGAGGAACCGGCGGCATGAGCGTTGGGGCAGGGCGCGATCTGCGCCCACATCATGCGGTCGATTACCTTCTTGAACTGGTTTGCCATGTTCGGCTCCTCAAGTGATCCGAGCGCGGACGCAATTCGCCCACGCGCTCAGGTTGGTCTGATTGATGAGCATCGCGCCGTTGCGACCATCGATGTTCGTGAGGCCCGTCACCGTGGAGACGGTCGTGACGGTCGTGACGGTCGTGACTGTTGAAACGGTCGTGATCGTGCCGCTCTCGATGACGCCCGTGACGCGCTGGCGCGAGAGCGAGCGGTCGAAGCCCATCGGGCTGGTCAAGAGGTTGAAGATGCGAAGCAGGAGGGAGGTCGCCGATGACATCTCCTGCACGGGCATCGGATTGCCCTGCGAGACATCTTGCGCCTCGCCATCTCCGCCGACGCCGACCTTGACGCGCTGGTGGAGAACGCCGCCGATATCGTCTGCCGCGACGACAGCGCCAGAACCGGGAGTGTATCCGACGTTGTCAGCCATCACGCATTTCCATCGGTGAGGGTGAACGTGTTGACCGTAACCGAAGCGCCAGCCGTGAACGAAGTCGTGTTCACCGTCATGTCGGTCCCAGACGTTCCGACCGTGCCCTGCATGTGGCAGACGGCAACGCCGCTGTCGTAGATGCGGAAGTGACCAGCCGTGCCGGTGTTGTCCGCGCTCAGGTCTTCCCACGTCCCGGCCTTTGAGGCCGAGCCGCCGGACGCCGAAGCCATCCAGTTGGCGGGGAGGTTGAGCGTGGCGAGGACCGTGCCGCTGTCGGCGGCGGCGCAGTCCACCGGGGCGGAGCCGCTGAAAATTTTCAGCACCGCACTGGAGCCGACAGTCGTTTCGACGGAGTCGAGACGAGCATTGCGAACCGAAACGGAGAACTGCACTGCCATAGCATTACCCTCCGACGACCCGCGTCATCTCACGCCACCAGCTCGCGCAGCTTCGCGAGCTTCATGTTGTACTCGTCCACCAACGAGCTTGCGAGCCGCTCGCGCTCTCTCGTCTTCTCCTCGATGTCGGACAGCGCCTTTTCGCGACCGGCGACCTCCTCGCGGATCTCGTCGATCATCTTCATTTTCGCGTCGCTCTCGGCGGAGAGCTTCTTGATCCTCTCTTCCGACGCCTTCGCCTTCGCCTCCCACTCGGCGGCGAGCTTCTTGGCCTCGGCGACGATCTGCGACCCGAGCGACTTCGCCGCCGCGATCTCGTCGGACGACGCCTGCTTGATCGACTTCGCCTCGCTGAGAGCGGCGTCTTTCTCCGCGAGGGCGGCGATGACCTGATCCTGCGCCTTCTGCGCTTCGAGGGCGGCGGACTGCATGATCGCCTCCGCCCTGCGGTTCGCTTCTTCGATCTGCGCGAACGCTCGCTCCCCGATCTTCTTGAACTCCTCGGGGTTGGTCATCGCCTTGAACAGCAGATCGGCGGGCACCGCTGCGGGAGCAAGCCCGCCGACGATGCTGCCGTC